GACGACTGCTCGGCAGTGAACCGCTGCTGGCTTTCCTGCAGGGTCTTCTGGTTGACCCGGTCCAGCTCGTTCTGAGCGCTTTGGAAGTTCTGCTGCGCCGTCTGCAGCGCCTGCTGGGCCTCGATGGACTTGTCGGCCATCGCCGTCTGCTGAGCCCGGTCAAGCGCAGCCTGTGCGGCCTGGAAGTTCTGCGTCGCCACGTTCTGCTCGGACGTGAAGACCTGCGTGCCGATCCGCTCGCCGGTCTGGAACTGCCTGGCCCTCTCTGCCTCAGTCTGCTCGCCAAGCTGCAGGCCGAACTTGTTCTGCTCGCCGGCATTGAACATGCCGCCCTCGTTGACGAACTTCTGGTTCGCCATGGCCTGGTTGCTGTAGGTCTGCGCGTCCTGCTGAGCCAGCGGCGTGATGCGGTCGATCATCGCCGCGACGCCGGCGCCCTGCGCCATGGAGCTGTTGACCAGCCCGCGCTGGTTCATGTTCTGCAGCGCCAGCGTGCGGGCCCGCTGCATCAGCGGATTGTCCTTGGCCAGCAGCGACTCCACCTGCCCGGCCGCGGTCTCTGTCTGGCGGTCGACCTGGCGCTGCTGCACCTGGAACTGGGCGGCCTGCGTCATGGGGGCGGCGGCCGCGGCAGCAGGCGTCGTCGCGGCGGACTGCCCGGCGCTAGAGTTGGCCATAGCCCCTCCGACAATGCCTGACCCGCCAGACGACTGCTGAGTGTCAAACGGGTTGTTCGGTACGGTCGTTGCCATGAGAAGCCCTCAAACGAAAATGGCCCGCCAAGGCGAGCCAGTGCGATCACTGCAGACGCAGTGACCCGCGGGAGATTGTATGGGGAAAGACAGCATTGTGATACCCCCCCCGTGCTACATCAGGGCAGCCTCGGCCTGACGGCGCCGGACCAACCCAGGAAGAACCTTGCCACCGCCCCTTGTCCAGAGCATGAGCTGCTCCTTGGCATCTTCCCAGTCGCCAGCATCCACCCGCTTGCGCAGCGTGCTGGCCCGGTATCTGGCCACGCCGAGGTTGTAGGCGAAGTCCGTCAGAGCGCCAAGGGCCCGCGGACGCGCCAGGAGGCCCGGAGAGGCCTTCAAAACACCAGCCAAGTAGTTGTGCCTCAACTCATGCATTAGCCACGCCTCAGCGGTCTCCTTGCTGATCGGCGGGTGCTCCATCGTCACCTTGCCGCCGTCAGGCTTCCAGACCGTTCCGTAGCCGATGGTGGGGTAGCCGGCCGGGCAGATGTAGGGCTGAAGCCTCAGCCCTTCAAACGGCCGGCACAGCGCGGCAGCCACCTCGACGGCCTCATCGACTGCGCTCGTAGACACGGCCAACGAACCAGAAGCTGATGATCATGTTGAAGACGGCCAGGTCGTCGCTACCCCACATCGAGGTCAGCACGTCCTTCCAGTTGCCGCCCTGCTCAATAGCGATGAGGTAGGCCGCCACCTTCACGGCAGCGTACAGCGCCAGGAACAGATAGGTCACGGTGGGCCGCACCAGCGCCGAGAGGGCGGAGACGAACCAGCCGGCATTCTTGGCCGTCGCAGACTGCTCCTTGAACGCCTGCGTCATGGCGTCTAGCTCAGCGGTCTGGAGCTGGACATCGGCCTGGCGCATGGCGATCTCGCCGCGCACCTTGGCGAACTCCATCTCCGCCTCGACCATGCGCAGCTCGTGCGCGCGTTCGTTCTTCTTGTCGAAGAGCTTGAACAGCTCGGGCGCCAGGCGGAGCACGCCGCCGAACACGCCGCCAAGTAGGGATTCGATCATTTGATCCACCTCGATCCAAACTGCACCAGCGTGAACAGCACCGCCGCCGCAGCCCACACCCCGATGCCACGGTTGACCCACTGATCTACCTTGCGGTCGGTCTTGTGGATCGCCTGGTCATGCACCGCGATGTTGGCCTCGCACTTGCCAATGCGCTCGCCCTGCGAGGACTGGCGCTCTTCGATCAGGATCAGCCTCTGCACTGCATCGGTGAGCTTGTCCACTTTCGACTCCAGTCGGCGAAGGTCCTCGCTGTACGAATCGGCACCCATGTTCAGGCTTCCTTTACATCAATGTGATACTCAAGGCGCAGCGTCAAGCCACAACCCAGGACTGCTGTTCCTCACTCCATGAGTATCGCTTGGGAGCCTCGGACGTCCCAACATCAGTCGGGTACGGCACAGGCGCATCCCAGCGACAAGTGGCCTCGTCGAGCACCCACGACGGGTACGGCTTTGGCGGGATGAAGGCGTCACGCTGGGCATCGTAGGTAAAGCCCACGCCCGCGTAGTTCTTGCGCATGTTGCCGTTGTAGCTGGTCTGCAGCCAAGTGCCGCCGAACAGGGTGCGACAGAACTCCGCACCCTTGGCCTCAGATTCAATGCCGTTATCCAGCAGCTCGTTGTTGTGAACCACGATCACGCGGATCACCGTGTTGTTCAGTCCGATCTCTGCGAAGTGAGCCATGTGTTACCTCAGAAAGTTATCGTGCCAGAGGCGTTGAACTGGTAAATGGTGCGGCCACCGGATGTGGTTACCGTGGGCGAACCAGTGGTTGAAGCGGCTGCTTGAGGTGCTGAAATGATGACTACGCCTGAGCCACCTGCTCCACCATTACCAGCTTGTCCGGCACCAGACCAGCCAGAACCGCCACCTCCACCACCACCAGTATTGGTTGTTCCAGCCGTGCCAGAGACGCTGTTAGCACCGCCAGCCCCTCCGCCACCAGTGCCACCTGTGCCCGGCGTTGGGGTAGCGCGGAAAAAATCCGCACCGCCGCCGCCGCCGCCAGCGCGAGTTACAGAGGTGCCTGTAATTGATGACGCCGTACCGTTACCGCCATTGCCTCCACTATTGGCAGAGGAGTCGTTGTTACCACCAACTGCGCCTGCTCCACCGCCACCAGAGCCTGGGTACTTTGCGCCACCAGTAGTTGAAGTTCCTCCAGCGTTACCTTGCCCAGAAGTTCCGCTGCCCCCAGCCCTAGTAGTGCCTGAGCCATCGTTACCAGCGCCGCCGCCGCTTCCGCCTGTGCTTCCTACGGAATTACTACTAGTCCCACCGCCACCAGCGCCACCTCCAGTGGATGTGATGGAGCTAAATACGGAGTTGCTACCATTAGTTCCCACCGGCCACGGACCACCAGGAGCGCCCGTACTAGCGCTTCCTCCCGCACCCACAGTTACAGTAATTGCTGACCCTAATAGAACTGAAAAACTTGATGCTGTTCTATAACCACCCGCACCACCACCACCTGAGTAAGAACCGCCACCACCACCAGCAATTACAAGATAGTCAACCAGCACATCCCCAGGCCAATTACTGCCTTGCTGACCGCGCTTCTGTTTCTTAAGCGTCCAGATGCCTGAAGCACTTGTAGTCGAAGGGAATTGAGCCATGATTAGAAGGTGATGCTGCCAGAGGCAGTGAAGGTGTAGACCGTGAACGCGCCATCAGTCGTAACGGTCGGAGAGCCAGTAGTTGATGCTGCTGTTTGAGGGGCGCGAACGATGACTACGCCAGAGCCGCCTGCACCGCCAGTTCCCGGATTTCCTCCGCCACATCCACCACCGCCACCACCAGTATTTGCAGTGCCCGGATTACTTGAAGTGTTCGTGGTTCCAGCACCGCCACCACCTGTGCCACCGCTCCCAGGATTTGCGCCAGCGCCCCCGCCGCCACCACCGGCACGAGTTACAGATGTGCCTGTAATTGACGATGCAGTGCCATTACCCCCGTTGCCGCCAGAAGTACCAGTGCCAGCAGCACCAACAGCCCCTGCTCCGCCACCACCGCCCGCGCCATAGTTTGGACCCGTAGAAGCACCCGCACCACCGTTATTGCCTTGTGATGGAGATGTTGAGGGCGTATTGCCTGCACCGCCACCGCCGCCACTCCAAAGACCGCCACCACCAGAGCCGCCTGAACCACCACCTTGGTTAGCGGAATTACCCCGCCCAAAACCTCCCCCCGTAGCAGTAATCGCATTGAATACTGAATCTGATCCAGCGGTGCCACTGGATGCCGAAACTCCTGTACCACCACCACCAACAGTTACGGTTACGGCTACCCCGCTAGAGATTGAAAAACTAGACCCGCTTCTATAACCACCCGCGCCGCCTCCTGCGCCACGTTCAGTTAAACCGGTTCCGCCACCAGCGCCGCCACCCGCAATAACAAGGTAGTCAACCAGCACGGATAAAGTCGGCCAGTTGTCCCCAGCCTCAGCCCGATAGTTGTCCATCAGACTCCAGACGTCTGATGCTGATGTGGTGCTTGGGAATTGAGGCATGGTCAGAACGTGATGGAGCCGCTGGCGTTGAACCTGTAGACACGATACCCGCCTGCCACGGTAATCGTGGGAGAGCCCGTGGTAGCAACCGCAGCGGGGTAAATGTCGGAATAACGCAAGATCACAACGCCCGAACCGCCGGGGCCCCCTGCATCATCGACCGTGTAATTGCCCCCGGCTCCACCGCCGCCGCCGGTGTTGACAGTCCCACTGCCGCCCGTGGGTGTTGGGTAAGTTGATGCCGTTCCACCTCCGCCGAGTCCGGCAGAGCCTACATAGTCGGCGCTCGCGGTAGACATCCGCCCGGCACCACCGCCCGCGTAATAGGTCGACGAGCCAGATATGCTGTATTGGCGCCCGTTGCCGCCGCTGCCGCCAACACTGCCTGAAGCATTGGTGCCGGCAGCCCCAGCACCACCGCCGCCGCCGCCGCCGCCGTAATATGTAGAGCCGTCGCTATTGCCCGCGCCGCCGCTGTTACCGTACCCGGTTGCGCCGTCGCTATTACCTTGCGTCGCCGCGCCCCCGCCTCGATTGTTCCAGCCACCACCCCCGCCGGACCCGCCGCTATACCCGTCTGTGTTGTATGCCGTGCCCCCGCCGCCACCGACAGCAGTGATTGCACCAAACACGGAGTTGCTGCCGTTGCCGCCGTTCCAGACGCCAACATATACAGGGCTTCCACCGCCGCCGACTGTGACGGTGTACGCGGTGCCTTTGACCACTGCACGGCTTGCTTGGTAGCACAAGCCACCAGCCCCGCCGCCTGCATAGTCAGCGCCCGCCCCGCCGCCTGCGACGACAAGAACTTCAACTGCGGGGGGCGCCGTGACGGGCCAATTCGCGCCCATGACGGCATCGCGATGATCCGCCAGGTTCCAGCGCCCGTAGGCACTTGTCAATGACGGAAAGTCAGCCATGGCTTAGGCGATGATCTCGTAGCTGCACACGGCCTCGAGGTCGAGCGTGGCGTTGGCCGTGAGTCGCAGCGAGTCGCCCTCTTCGAGATAGATCGGCTTGCTGATCACGTCGAGCACTGCGTCAGCCGGCACGACAACGGTGTTGGCGATGCGGTAGGCCACGCTGGAGCGGAAGAGGTCTACCGTGATCTCGGCGTTGTTGGTGCCGTCTACGTTGGCCACATACAGCGCGTTGACCTTCAGCACCGTGTTGCTGCTAGCGCCGTTGCTGACGATGGCCGTGGCCGAGGTGCCGACAGCCTGGACCGCAGTCTTGCCGGTGATGGTGGTGACGCTGACGATGTTGGGGGCGGCCATGGTGTTTGCCTTTCAGGATTACGAACCAAAGACGATCGCCATGGCGATTGCTTTGCCGGTGGATGCTCCGCCTAGAGCGTTCAAAGCAGCCGATGCAGTAGTTTGACCAGTACCGCCATTGGCGATGGGTAATGTTCCGGTCACGCCGGCCGTCAGACTGACGTTGGTGATAGTGTTGCTGCTGCCGTTGATGGTCTTGTTCGTCAGTGTCTGCGTGCCGTTGAGCGTCACATCTCCAGTACCAGGGAAAGTCTGCCCACCCGCGAAGGTGATGGCACCCGTCATCGTGCCGCCAGACAGCGCAAGGTAGCCCGCGGCAGGCAAGTAGGTGACGATCCACGCGGACCCACTCCAGACGCGCATCTCGCCGGCCACGCTGTTCCAGTACAGCGCACCCGTCAGCAGCGCGTTGCCGTCGTTGTCCAGCGTCGGATTGGAGGTCTTGCTGCCCAGGTAGCGGTCGTCAAAGGCGTCGTAAGTGGCCGCCGCATCACTGGCGCTGGTAGCTGCAGCAGACGCAGAGCCAGACGCAGCAGTCGCGGAGTTGGATGCGTTGGTCGCGCTGGTCGCTGCGGCAGACGCAGAGGCCGCAGCGCTGGTCGTGCTGCCGAAGATCGAGTCGATCTCGGTCTTGGTGTAGGCATCGGTGATGCCGTAGCCGGACAGGGTCGTCGGATTCGTGCCCGCGGTCGCGCGCCCGTACAGGTCGATCGTCACGGACTTGTAGGTGCCAGGCGTGACGCCGGTGGCCGCCAGGTCGATCTCGTCGGCGCCCACCACGATGCGCAAGGCCGACGCGGTGTTGACGTTCAGGGTGTTGCCCGTCTTCGTCATGCCGGTGCCGGCCGTCACCTGGCCAGCGCCAGAGAACTGCACCCAGGTCACCGACGTCGAGCCCAGCGTGCCACCCGCGGCCACCGTGCAGACGTAGCCGTTGTCGGCGTTGGCCGTGCCGTCCTCGACGAACACAAAGGCCGACACCAGCTCGGCCCAGGTGTCGGCATCAGCCGCCCTGCTCCACCCGCCCGCGGCCGCGACGTAGATGCCGTTCTCCGAGGCCGTGGACTGGTCCTTGACCAGCACCCGGTCGCCAGCGACCACAGACACGCCGTCGATCGTCTGTGCGCCCGACAGCGTGATGTTGGCCGTCGTGCCAGCCCGGCAGCTTGCTTTCGCGTCCAGACCCTGCGCCACCGTGTCGACGTAGGCCTTGTTGGCCGCGTCGCTGTCCAGCGTCGGCGTGGCCAGGCCAGTGATCGTGCCCATCGATCCGGCATTCATGTCCAGCGTGCCGTTGATGGTCACGTTGTTGAACGTCGAGGTGCCGGAGCCTGCGGTCACGTTGCCGGTCACATTGCCGGCCAAGTCGCCTGTGACGTTGCCGGTGACGTTGCCCGTCACGTTGCCGGTCAGCGTGCCGGTGATGCCACCCGACGCAGACAGGGTCGTGAAGGCGCCAGATGAGGGCGTGGTGGCTCCAATCGTCGTGGCGTTGATCACCCCACCACCGATGGTCACAGACGAGCCCAGAGAGGCCGCGCCGGTCGCGCTGAGGGTGGTGAAGTTGCCGGCGGCCCGGGTGGTCGCGCCGATCGGCGTGCTGTCGATCGTGGAGCTGGTGATAGCCAGAGACTGCAGAGCCGAGCTGGCGATCAGCGCCGTACCCGTGCTGTTGACCATGACCACCTTGTAGCCGTTGCCAGACAGAGTCGGCATCAGGTCGAAGCCGTCGGTGATGGCCTCCAGCTCCGCACGCAGCGCAGCCGACGATCCGGGCGAGTTCGGGGTCGGATAGGTCCCGTGGTTGTAAAAGCTGTTCGGCATGGTCAGCGAAGTCCTCGGCGCATTGTGTAGTGAACGATGATGGTGTTCACCGTGAACGGCTCAAAAAGGTCCGAAGCACAGGAGACGCGGATGGCGATGTTCTCGGCTGTCCCGCTGACCTCGATCTCCGACGGTGTGACATCCGAACCATCCCAGACAAAGTTGTCCCAGATCATCGAGTCCCAGTAGCTTGACCTCAGGTCGGTCTCGTAGGTGGCGTCCAGCGGCTGCGGGATCTCCGACCTGCGGTAGCCAAGGTCGTAGCCGAACTGGATCTCGGCGTAGTAGTTCCCGGCCAGCTCCACGCTCGCACGGCGGAAGCGCTTGAGGATCCGCGGCGACTTCATGGAGTCATAGACCAGGTTCACGCTGGCCGCGATGGGGTCGCCGTCGAAGCTCGTGCCCCTGTCGAGCTGATAGACAAAGCCGTTGTCTGATCCGAAGAACGAGATGGCGTTTCCGCTGGCGTCCTCACCCTCATCGCAGCAGAGCACAGGATCCAGGAACTCCACAGGCATGGACCCCAGCAGTTTGCCGTTGACCATCGTCATGTAGATGCCGGTGCCGTCAGAGAAGAACACTCGGTATTGGCCTTTGACTCGGCTCAGGGAACTGGCAGAGGCCAAGTTGATGCGCTGCTCGAGGAACGGCCGCAGGTTCATCGTAAGCGACGCGGGCAGGAAGTTGCCGAAGTTCAGCGTCGTGCCCAGGCTGATGACGCCTCGGTCGTCCAGGACGTAGGCCTGGTCCATGTTCTGCGCGGTATAGGGCACCGCGCCGGTGCCCGTGTTGAACGTCGACAGAGCGAAGTTCGCCTCGCTCGTGCCATACAGCACCGACGTGTCGCGCCTGGTGTAGACGCCCAGCGCGCCGCTGGACTGGTCGCCCGGCAGGACGATGAGGTTGGTGATCAGCGCGTTCATGGCGATCTCTCCAGCGCCCAGCACCGGGTCCCATTGGTACGGGAGCCCCAGGCTGGAGAACTGCAGCGAGGCGCCGAAGGCGAGGAACAAGTGCTGCTTGTGGACAGCCACATGAGCGGGCTTGTCGTTGGGCATCGTCGTGGCGATCGGCACAAACGTGGTGCCGTCGAACTCGAACGCACGGTTGACGCCGTCGCAGCCGTACAGTCGGTAGTTGGTGTCATTACCACCGAAGTTGCCGACCACAGTCTCATAGCGGCCGTTCGGCGCCAGTGTGACCGCTGTAGCCGCCCCGCCTGCGTGCGCGCGAGTGGTTCCTGCAACTCGAAGATGCTCCGGCGCGGCAAACGTCCCTGAGGTGCTGGAAAGAATCAACCTGCCAGTTGCGCCCGACCACGATGTGCCGTTTTCAACGACAACGCGGGCTACGACACCCGTGGCCCCGCTTGTTTGCCCAGTGACCGTGTCTCCTTCGGCGATAGCTGTGCCTGTTCCACTATTGAACGCAAGCTCAAAGCCCAATGCAACTGCCGCCCACCCGCCACTTGTGGCCTTGAACATCGCCGCGCTGGCGCCGCCCACCGCGTTGCGCCAGGCGTAGACGTCACCCTTGTAAATGGCCACGCCCAAGACATTGCCAGCGCCCGGCACAGCCTGAATGCTAGTGCGGTACTCGTCGGCCGCAAGGTTGCGGTACTGAGCATCGGTCAGGCCGTCAGCACTCACCCCCTGCAGCTCAGTGATCGTGCCCACCTGCACGGCAGACACCGACACGCCCTCTTGCGCAACAAAGGTCCCCGTCTGGCGGGTGACGACGACCGCGCCTCCGCTGACTGCGAGCACCTTGCCGGTGGCCGCGGACGTCATGCCGACGATCGTGTTGCCCACCGACACCGAGCCGGTCAGGTTGCAGTTCAGGATGTTGTAGAGGGCGGCCGACGGTTTGGCGCGGCCGTCAAAACGCTCGTAGCCGGCGATGCGGGTGTAGCCGCCGCTGACGTTGCACTCGAAGTTGGCGGCCTTGCGCGCGAAGCCTGGCGGCAGGGTCAGCGTCGGCGTGACCTGGTCCAGGCCCCCTGCGAGGCGGATCAGGTCGTACTGAACGCGAGGGAGTTGAGCCTGAGCCATGGTGAAGACTTAGGCCAGGGGGTTCCCCAGGTACAGCTCAGGGAGCTGCTCCCGCTCGAGCTGATTGCGCAGCCTCGAGAACTGCGTAGTGCCGCGCTGCAGCACCTCAGGCGCGGCCTCGTACAGACCGTAGTACTCCATGGCCTTGTAGACGATCGCCAGGTGCAGGTGAGTCGGCAGGGCCGGTGTGTCGGTGTTCGCAGTCATGGACACCGGCAGGATCTGGTACTCGCCGCTGATCTGGTAGACGTCGTCTGGGATCTGGCCGAGCATGACCTTCTTGTCGTTGGGCATGATCGCGAAGACCACCGGCCGGCCGTTGACCTGCACGTTGAAGCGGTAGGTGTTGCGGAAGACCTGGTACTCCCACTCCACCAGCCACTGCTCGTCCTGCACCCCAATGCTCTTCTTCTGGCAACGGAAGGTGTCCTTCCACCAGTACCGAAGGTCGGTCATCGGGTTGCCCGTAACCGTGTTGGTCACGCTGTTCGGATCGTAGTTGCCAGTGCTGGCTACGGTCTCGAAGGTGAACGGCTCGCGCATCCAGTTCCAGTTGTCGTGCATGCCCTGGATCTCGACCCAAGCGTCGTTGGTCCAGTTCACCAGCTTGGCGTACATGCCAGTCTGGCCGGTGACCGACGCCGGGCCGCCACCAGTCACGCCGCACTCGACGGCCAGACGTTGCGCGAGCTGCAGGTAGTTCATCTATCAGACCGGCTGCGACAAAATCTTCTTGAGCCAAGGCACGCCCATCCGAGGGTTCGGGTCGTGCATGACCTGGAAGGGGTAAGTCAAAGACAGCACGTTCTCCTCTTGGAAGCCCATGCTGCCGTCTGGCGCAACGATCTTGCGCTGGCGCACACGCGACTGCTTGG